TATCGTGTCAGCCTGGGTATGTTGGAAGCATACTACAAAACAGATCATCGACTTGTTCGGATCCATATTCCACGCCAACTTGGTCGGATTGGGTTACGACTTCGAATACATGTATCATGTCGGTCACAAACCTAAACAACCCGACAAGCCCAGTGTCTCCGATCAGTCCAACGAATCCAAACTCGGTGATCAGCAAACAAATGAATTCGACAACACAGGTTGCCCCATCTGTGGATGTTCAACAAAACCCTGTTATTGCGAATACCCCATTGGTAGACACAACGACAAGCCAAAGTGGGACTACACAAAAGTCAGAAAGCACCTCTGGGACAGCATCGAGCAGTACGAGCAACTCTACAGGAAGCTCGGAAACCAACAAGACAGAGGCGAAAACTAGCATACCCAAAGGTAAAGAAATCGTTCCAGGTTTCGGTGTAGTCATGAGTATGCAATTACTTAATGCTGGCTACAACATGCAGCAACAACAAATTCAAGAATATATCAACTTAACACAGGAACAACAATATGGCAGAGAACAAGATATTCTCCTTAACTTTATCACCTCAGATGATATTGGGATTAATTTTAACAGCATTGCCAATTATAGGTGGCGGAGCTTACTTGGCGATAACCCGCTACAACGAAGCGGTTTCGGCGATTGAGGAAGTTAAGGGTTTGAGTGAAATGAAAACCCAAATCAATACTTTAGAAATCCAATTAAAATCACAACAAGAACGTATTGCGTCATTACAAGACACTTCAGTTCGTATGCAAGAAAAATCATCTGATGCACTAGCTACATCAAGAGAAGCTATTGCATTGGCAAAAGGTAATACACAAGAAGTGAATGCTGCCATTACTTCAATGAATGAACAAATGAAAGCATTGCGTAAGGCAACAATAAATCCGTTAGGATCATAGGAGATATTATGTTTAGTATGTTATCAGGTATTTTAGGATTCGCGACTTCTGGTCTCCCATCCATTTTAAACTTTTTTCAACAAAAGTCAGACCAAAAACATGAGCTTGAAATGGCTCAGTTGCAAATGCAACAACAATTGGCTATGGCTCAACAAAACCTTCAAGCGCAAGAACGTATTGAAGCAATCAACTTACAAGAGAACTTAGTGCAAGCTGATGCACAAGAAGCTTCTGCATTGTATGCATTTGCTGCTAAAGAACAAGAAGGTGCAGCACAATGGATTGTTAATCTACGTGCTTCTGTGCGTCCAGTCATTGCTTATGTGTTTGTTGGCTTATTAGTATTTACTGACGTATCTGGCATGATCTGGGCTATCTGGACAGGTGTTGACTTTAAAGAAGCACTTGACTTAGTATTCTCAGACCAAGAGATGGCAATTGTTGCCTCAATTATTGGCTTCTACTTCGGTTCACGTCACTGGAAAAACTAATGCAGATATCTGACAAAGGTATAGCATTAATTAAACATCACGAAGGTGTACGCTTGAAACCGTACCAAGACTGTGTTAAACTTTGGACTGTTGGCGTAGGACACCTTATTGGTGATGGTAAATCCCTACCGCCAGAATGGAATAAAGTTTTCACTATGGAGGAAGTAGATGGGATTCTTCGAAAAGATTTGGCTCGATTTGAGCAGGGAGTGTCAAAGTTCTGTCCTGTGCAACTTACACAAGGCGAATTTGATGCTCTTATTAGTTTTAGCTTCAATCTTGGTCTTGGGGTACTACAGCGATCAACCCTCCGTCAAAAGATCCTTAGAAATGATAAAAAGGGCGCTGCGGAGGAATTCACGAAGTACGTCAGGGCTGGTGGTAAAATCATCAAGGGTCTCGTCACCCGTCGAAATGACGAAAAACAACTGTTCTTAGGAGGTTAAATATGAACAATTCTCTCTTCTTATTCTGGGCTTTTCTAGCTTAGTTTTCCCAAAAATCTAACATAGAATCATTAATTTGCGGTAACATACGCAGAGAAAGGATTACACATGAACAAAGTATTTATACTTGTAGCACTACTCACGCTTTTTTCAGCAACGTGCTATACAGAGCAAGTGAACCATACCAAGTTGGAAATGGATCTTTCAAAGGTAGCCAATCAGGTTATCCTATTATCAAAAGAGGAAGGCTTTAGAAATGAAGCCTACCGAGACAGCCAAGGTAAACTTACCATTGGTATTGGTCACCTCATTAAAAAAGATGAGGATCACCTTAAACATAAAACACTTACGGATGCCGAGGTATTACAGCTCTTTAGGCAGGATATAAAGTCCTGCAGTGCTGCGGTGGAGGAGACGTCACCCTACGAATTAACGACGTACCAATACGAGGCGCTATTAAGTTTTTGCTTTAATATTGGCGTTGACAACTTTAAAAAGTCAACGGTTATTAGAAACATCAGAAACCACAATTTCCATGGTGCGGCTGATGCCATGTTACTTTGGAATAAGCCTGCCATACTAGAAGCTAGACGTTACAGGGAGCGCGAATTATTCCTCCATGGGGCGAAAAAAGTGGCTTTTGTGCATTAGTAGAGCTAAGGACTGATCATCCTAATTTTATCAATTTTAACCTATAGGAACCAAAATGGACGGATTCAAAAGTAATACAAAAATGAAATCTGACATGCCATGCTACAAAGAGGGCGGTCACATCAATATCATGAAAAAGGGCGGCAAAGCTAAACATCACAAAGAAGGTGGTGACATTGCCCAAGATAAAGCTCTCATCAAAAAAGCATTCAAACAACACGACGAAGCTGAACACAAAAAAGAGCCAACAGAAATCAAGCTCAAAAAAGGTGGCCGTGATAAGAAAAAAGTAGGCACAGTTAAAAAATATAAAGCTGGTGGTGCAATCGAGATGCACAAAAAATCTGGCGACTTAGATGAAATCAAAAAAATTAAAGCTACTGGCGACAAGAAAGCTGACGCTAAATCTGCAGCACTTAAAAAAGGCGGCAAGGCAATGTGCAGCGGTGGTAAATATAAAAAAGGCGGTTCAGTAGAGCCATCTACAGAAAAGAAAGTAGAAGCTAAAAAAGGCGGCAAGATTGGTAAATACTCAGCAGGTTCTGATGTAGAAAAAGAAAAATCAAAACCAGCTGGCGATGTAGACAAAATTAATAAAGTCCCACCAACAGGCGATAAAAAAGCTAATGCAGAATCTGCAGGTGCTAAATCTAAAGCTTCTGACTTTTTTAAAAAAGGCGGTCACGCATCAAAAAAAGCTAAAGCCGGCGGACATAAGAAGCACATGGCCGACGGCTCATTGACTGGTGCTTTGGATGCAAATAATCCAGCACCATACAATCCAGCTTCAGGAATTCCTCCTCAAACATTACAACAAATGTTGCAAGCTCAAGCGTATGCTAAACAGCAAAGAATGAATAGCATTCCAGCTATGCAACGACCACAAATGCAACAACCTACTACTGGTATTCTTCCAACAAGTCGTACTGGTGGTATTAATCCAACTGCTAATGGTGGATGTTATGGTCCCGGCTTTGTAATGAAAAAAGGTGGTCACGTTAAACATATGGCCGACGGCGCATTAACTGCTCCTATAGACCCTATTGCTGCCGCAAAAGCAAATTTTCCAATGGCAAATGTTAGACCTGTTCCTATGCCAAATGCTAATATTCCTAATCAAGGATTACCATCAGCAATGGCAAATGTTAGACCTGTTCCTATGCCAAATGCTAATATTCCTAATCAAGGATTACCATCAGCAATGGCAAATGTTAGACCTGTTCCTATGCCAAGTACGCCACCAAATATGACACAGCAAGAAATTGATGCGGTTCTTAAAGATATGGCTAAACGTGGTATGTTTTTACACACAGGAGACTAAGAATGCCAAGTAAATCAAAAGCACAACATAATCTCATGGAGGGTGTAGCACACTCTCCATCTTTTGCAAAAAAGGTTGGGATTCCACAAAAAGTTGGTAAGGAGTTTGCCAAGGCTGATAAAGGTCGATCCTTTAGCTCTAAGCCTATGCGTAAAGCTGCTGGTCGCGGGAGATAACATTGGCTTACTCTGGCACCTATGATCAAACCAAAATAACGGTCGATCAACTTATTAGCTATGCCTATCGTGATGCTGGTAAAACAGCAGAAGAAATCACGCCTGAATATATTAACGCTGGTAAACAGGCTTTATTTTATATTCTACAAAACTCTGTTAACCGTGGTGTTAATATTTGGTTGCAACAGATTGTTGTTCTTGGTGCACAAACCAATCAACAATATTTAAACATGCCAAAAAATTGCGTCGACGTGCTCGAGGCAAACTGGATCTATATTGTTAATCCAACTATCTCTCAGGCACTCCCTTCTGACAATACTGGAGCTCCTAGTTTATTTGATCAAAATGGAAATGCTGATTTAAGCCAACACGCAACATCTACATTATCTGAAAACTGGTTTGGTGCTGCTTACTCAAACCAAACACGTGTTTTCTATGCAGGATTTAATGCCTATTCTCCTAATGGTCCAACAACTTACGATTTAGATTTCCAAGTAAGTAATGACGGCGTTAATTGGGAAACTTGGCAATCATTTCCAGAAGTAACATTAAACGATTATGAATGGTCTTATATTACCATTAATGCAACACAACAGTTCTATTACTATCGTTTAAAGAATCGTAATACAAGTTCTACATTCTCACTTCGTGCTATTCAATTTGCACAATCACAACAAGTCATTCCATTGGCTCGTTTAAATAGAACTGATTATTTTGATTTACCAAATAAACAATTCCCAAGCCAAAGATCATTACAATTCTGGTTTAACCGTCAGGTTGATCCACAAATGTATCTATGGCCAGTGCCTAACAATAACTACCAAGCATTCCAAATGATTTTGGAAATGCAACCTCAAGATGTGGGTAGTTTAACAAATCAACTTTATTTACCTGATCGTTGGGTGCCTTATATTCAATCTGCACTATCACACAAATTATCAATGCAGTTACCTGGCACTGATTTAGCACGTATCCAGTACTTAGAAAAAATTGCGCTCGATATGCGTCAACAAGCTGAAGAAGAAGATCGTGATAAGTCTCCAATCTATTTCCAACCTAACATAAGTTACTACACTAGATAATGACAGGCGCATACGTACAAACCTACGACAATTTAGTTGCTGATGTAATTAATTACATGGAGCGTGACGATGCACAATTCGTGGCGCAAATTCCTAATTTAATTGGATTAGCAGAATCTGCAATCGCTGCAGAACTTAAAACATTCTTGCAACTTGTTGTTGTGGAGACATCATTAGCAGCAAATCAAGTTGTTTTAAATAAACCAGCAAGATGGCGTAAAACTGTATCTATGAAAGTTAACGGTCAACCTATCTTGTTACGTTCACAAGATTATGTAGCACAATATCAAAATGAGTCTATATCTGGCCAACCTATTTATTACGCTGATTATGACTACAATAACTGGGCGTTTGCTCCATACCCAGATCAATCATATCCAGTTGAAATAACTTACTACAGTTTAGTTCAACCATTAGATTCATCTAATCAACAAAATTTATTCACTCGCGAGTGTCCTCAAGCGATGTTATTTGGTACTTTATTGCAAGCGCAAGGTTACTTAAAAGCGCTTGATAAATTACCTATCTGGAAACAATACTACGACGATTCATTAATAGCACTCAAGAAAGAAGATAATGCTCGTCGATTTGATAGAAACACAACTATTCAAGAGCCTTAAACATGACCACACCTATCTATACCTCACCATTTACTGGAACCGTTGTTCAACCAACAGATGTTTCATATGAAGCGCTAAGTTTTTCAGTTAACACTCCACTCTATTGGCCATCGATTGCTAATGCCGAATTAGGTGAAACAGCAATTGCTCGTATTATGGATTGCTCTGCAACAGCAAATTCATTATCATTAGCCCTTCCAGAGGCAGATCAAGGCACAGTGGGCACTGATGTACTTATTCGTAATACTGGATCTTATGCTTTTACAGTGACAGATTTCGGTGGTGGTAATGCTACAACAGTTAATGCTGGCATATCCCAGTATTTTTATCTTACAGACAATTCATCAGCAAACGGTGTTTGGGGATCAGTAACATTTGGTGCGGGCATGTCAGCAGCCACTGCGGCGGCTTTAGCAGGTCCTGGTTTAGGTGTTACTTCTGGTGGTCTTTTATCAACTGTTGGTAATATAATCCAAGTATCATCAAGCCCAACATTCAATCAAAACAGTTTAGCTGCAACCTATGTTTGGACAGGTGGTGCTGGAACATTTAATTTACCACTATATTCAACCCTATCACGCGGTTGGTATATTGAATTTAGAAACAACGGTACGGGCGCTTTAACTATAACACCACAAAGTCCATCTACCATTAATGGTCAAACAAGCATTATTACAAATCCTGGTGATTCTGGCATTATTTTATTTGATGCTAATACAAATAACTATTTTACTGTAGGTTGGACAGCTCCAACAAATATTACACTGACTGCATCAACCTATGACGTTGATACCATTAGTGGTAATGCATTTAGTTTAGTGGCAAGTGCTCCTAATATTCAAACATATGTTGCCTTATCTAATATTAGATCATCTACATTAACTGTTACACTACCAAATATCACACAACTTTATGTATTAATTAATAATACAGCAAATAGTTCTTATAATATTAATTTCGTAGTCTCTGGTGGATATTCATCACCTTATGTATTAGGCGCTGGTACAGTAGCTACAATTGTTTCAGACGCTGGATATTTATATCCTATTACGGAAACTACAACATCCATTTATTATGCCACTAGCGGATCGGCATCTGTACCATCATTTTCATTTGCAGCTGATCATACGACAGGGTTATATTTAGCCAATACAGGTGAATTAGGAATTACTGCAAACGGTATTGAAATGATGGATATTAATAATACCAATACATCATTACCTCAAATTACAACACCAGCCTCATTTACAGCAAATAATATTAATTCAAATACCGCGGTGACTGCCAATACTATTACTTCAAATACCACAGTGACTGCTTTAGGCGGTATTTTTGGTGGGGTATTTTAAGTGGCAGATCAACCACAACAACAGCAAATACCTCAACAATATAGTCAAGTTTATACTTTTAATGTTGACGCAGGCATAAAACGAGACGGTACGGTATTTGAATCTACAGAATGTACTGATGGTACTTGGTGTAGATTCCAACGTGGTCGTCCTAAGAAAATAGGTGGATATACTCAACTATTTTCTACATTCAATGGCATTCCTCGTGGCATGGTGATGAATTCCTATAATGGAGTTAACTATGTATTTGCAGGAAATAAAGTTGGGTTAGATGTTTTTGTTACTGGTCAAAACTTTGGTACTGGTGCGGGACCATATAGTGCAATATTAGAACCAGGATATTCAGAATTTGCGGTTGCTAATAATACATCCAACACATTTACCATATCATATTCATCATCTAATGGTAATGCTCAAAGTTTAACATCAGTATTTACCATGGGTGAAACAGTTATTTTTAATCAAAATACTAGCCCTTCAACCTATACTGTAGCATCAAGTTCTTTTAATAATGTGGCTAATACAACCACAGTATCATTAACTTCAAATATTGTGGGAGGCGCAAATTCTGTCTCAAATGTTTGGTTAGATCTCTATAGTTTTGTGCCAAACGCAAATTTATTATGGCAATTTGATTTCCAATACAATATTTTAGGTGGTGCATTAAACTTAGTTGCTCACCCCGGACTTAATTTAGCCAACATTGATAATGGTCAAGCATCTCCAGTTTATATTGGATCAACGACACCTAATTCTAGTAATCAGTGGACTTTTAATATTTTAGCTGATACAAGTGGTACAGCCCCAACATTTAAACCTATTGTGGTTGATGGCGGTGTTTGTGTACTACATCCATTTATTTTTGCTTATGGATCAAACGGATTATTGATTAATAATAACGTGAGTTCGGTCTATAACAATCAAGTATTAACTGACTGGAACGGCCCACTTGCCAACCAAGTAAACGTTTCGGCTGGTAAAATAGTTTTTGGTATGCCTGTCCGTGGTGGTACTGTAGCACCGTCAGGACTTTTCTGGGCAACAGATAGCTTGATACGTGTCTCTTTTGTAAATAACCCTCCTACTTATTGGCAGTATGACATAGTATCAAGTCAAATATCTATCATGTCATCTCGTTCAGTTGCAGAAATGGATGGGGCTTATTTCTGGATGGGTGTAGATAGATTCTATGTCTATAATGGTGTAGTTCAAGTATTACCAAATGATAAAAATGTAAACTACTTATTTAATAATTTAAATTACGCTCAACGTCAAAAAGTATGGGCTACAAAAGTACCACGTTATAATGAAGTATGGTGGTTTTATCCAAGGGGTGATGCAACAGAATGCACCGATGCTATTATCTATAATACAAAAGATAAAATTTGGTATGATGCTGGTCAAGCAGAAGGTGCTCAAAGAGCATCTGGTTATACAACAGAAATTTTCCCATCACCTATATTTGCTGATTGGAATTATACATTTTCTGTAAGTAAACCGTATACAGTAATAGCAACGCCTACAGGACAAACAGCACCTACAACATATCAGATTTATATTGCGGGTGACGTAACTCCCACATTTATTCCTGGCAGCTATTTATCTTTTTCAACAAATGAGAATGATCCTAAATATCAAATTGTAACAAGCAATCACATTTTCAATACCTCAGTTGAAACCCAGGGTGGTGCTACATTAATTACGGTATCTAAATCTTTTGGATCCTCTATTGTTTCAGGTACTGAAGTTTATGCTATTCAGGGCGGATATCCAATTTGGCAACATGAGGTTGGCCTTAATAAGGCATCATTTACCAATGAGGAAGCTATTTATTCAAGTTTTACAACGTGTGATTTAAGTTGGGTTGGGGGATCACCATCGCAACACGGCACACCGGGTGTTAATAGAAGAATGCATTTACGCCGTATTGAGCCTGACTTTGTACAAGGTGGCAATTTGGCTATGAACATTATTGGTAAGCCTTTTGCTAATGGTCCAATTACAACCTCTGGTCCTTATATCATAACTACAGACACAGATAAGATTGACTTACGTGTAGAAAATCGTGAGAATAGACTTCAATTTGTATCTAATGAAGTTGATGGTAATTATGAAATGGGTCGATTATTAGTGACTGCTGAGTTCGGTGACGAAAGGCCATAATGGCTAATAGCGCGACAGTTACGCGATTTAACCAGTATTTTCCATATATTCCAGCGTATTCAACGTGGAATGATTTTAATGGGAATATTATTTTGTTTTATAGTGGACAACCCATACCACATACGGATGAAGCTAATTGGAAACACACCGCAAATAATATGACTCAATTACCCGTGTTTTCCAGTTACCCACTTCCCAACCCAGAATTATTTGATAATTGGCAAGATTGGGCACACCAATTTAGTTTAATTGTGAATGGTAGACAGCGTCAATAGGGCGTATAATAAGCCTTTTTTGCATTAGTATACCTAGATGATATCATACCAAAAAGAGACCGTTTCATCATTTTTTAAAGACATATACCCTTTAATTGATGAGCACCATAAAGAAGTTTCTGAACGTCAAGATGTAATTAGTCTTGACTTAAACGTTGATCAATATCATGTCATGGAAAATAGAAATATGTTAGAGATTCTAACTATTCGTGATGACGGTAAATTAATTGGTTATCAATCTTGGATTTTTTTTAAAGCATTACACTATAAAACAGTTTTAACAGTATCATCAGATTTATTATATATTTTGCCAGAGTATCGTAAGGGTCTATTTGGCTACAAGTTCCTTAAATGGGGCTTAAAAGTAATTAAAAAACGTAAACCGCAACGAGTTTTATTTCATGTCAAACCAAAACATGATTTTAGCAAACTATTAAAAAGACTCGGAGCAAATCATTTTGAAACAACTTATTCAATAGTATTGGAGCAATAATGGGTGACTTTGTACCAGGTGGAGATTTTATTCCGGGAAGTGATAATATTCCTAGCGCATCTGATGTTTTAGGAATTGATCCTAATGCGGGCAATGATCCATCTCAAGGTAATGTAGGTCAAAGAGGAACTGCAGAAACTACAACAACACCAACTGATACAACAGGCAGCCCTTATGGTAGTGGTACAACTACGAATACTACTGGAGGTCCTACAGATATTGGAGCTCCATCTACTGGCACTCCTACAGAACCTGGTGGAGGTGGATATACTCCAGACACAACAGGATTAAGTTCTCAGGCAGCTCAAGCAGCAAATACTGTTGCTAAAACATTAAATTCAGCAGTAGGCAATCCCCTTAGTCAAATTGGTAAACTTCTTGGATTACCTGGGCAAACAACTGGTGCTGGTGCTGGTACTGGAACATCCGGTACTACAAGTGCGGGTAATGTTAATCCAGCGTCTATGTTTGTTAATTTAACACCAGGCCTTACTCAAGGATCTGCAGGTAATATCAATTTAGGTGGCACTTTTGGTGCAACTGTCCCACAATTCTCCACATCAGTGCCAGTTGGTTATGCCGATGGTGGTGCTACTGCAGGTGGGGATTCAGTGAATGAGTCTCCAATAAAACATTATGATCCTCTTCTTTATAGGGGCTCTTCTGTATTATCATTACTTCCCATGCACCCAAATTTTAAAGATTTAACTGATCATCTCCCACACGTACAAAAATCTTTTGCTGAAGGCGGTCATGCAGAACATGTACCAGAATTTTATAGCGAGGGTGGTTTAAAACATAGATACGTTCAGGGAGATGGTGATGGTACTTCTGATAGCGTACCGGCTATGTTGGCTAATGGTGAATTTGTTATTCCTGCGGACGTGGTCTCGTCTTTAGGTAACGGT